GAAAACATCCCTAAAAAGAAAAAACCATCAATATCACTTATAGTGGATGGTGTAGAAGTATGTATATATAAAAATTTTGCATTAGCAGACGGTAGAATATCATTCCCCGAATCTTGGTAACTCCAATTCACTTTATTACCGTTTGCGTCTGTCAACTTAATTGTCAAACTATAATCGGCAATTCTCACTTTTTTCCCTTGTGAATTATACATGCTAATAACGTCATTTGTATTTGCGTCAATTTGGTAGGGTACGTTACATCTTAAATACCCATCCTTGCTGCTAGCTTTCGGGGGATTATCTCCTGCCCAATAACCAATAACATATTCTGACGCCTTAATACTCAATCCCATTATTTTATTTTCTAACTTGGTAACTTGTTCCGCTGTTGCAATACCCGATTCATTCTTTACCCAAATACCATTTTTATTGGTAAAGATTAGAACTTGGTCGGTCAATTCCACGCCTCCAAAATTAGAGTAAACCCCCGGTTGTGCAGCCAAATAAAAAATATTTTGGTCGGGTGTGCTGGGGTTTGTATCGGGTGTTGCCATTCCGGCAAATGTAGCGTTGTCGCCTATATTGCTAACCAGCGACAACAACGTTTCCTGCAATACGTCCCCCGTAATTTTCTGCATGCCGTTTGCTTTGATAACGGCGGCAATTGCTGCTTTTAATTGTTCATAATTTCCCATAGTTCGATAATTTAATTGTTGTCAAAATCATTATTGAAATCGCCGTTGAAATCTCCATTATTACTGATAATATAGCCACGTCCTATTCTCTTAACGACGGTATTTGTTTTAAACTCAATTTCCACGCTCGACAAATCCCCCTGCGTTTGCCATTTCGGGGTAATTAAAAACGTGTCGCAATCGTATTCCCTGCCGTACTTGTCAGTTATATGAATGTAATCAGCCATACGAATAAAACGCATAACGTCGCAAAGGAACTCCGGTGCCAATATCGTACATTTAAACGTTTTGACTGATATTTGTTTTTCCGGGAAAAAATACCCGTCCCGTTCTTCGCCGTCCTCTTCAAATTCATAATCCGGTTTTCCTAACTCTGTACAAAGGTACAATATATTTTTGAAATCCGGGTTTTTATATACTATTTGCCCGGCGTCAAATACCAAATTTTCAATATCCCACCATTGTATTTTTAAGTAACCGGAAACATCTTGTACAACCGTGAACATTTCAGAATACCACGTTTGCACGCCATCCGATAACGTCATATAATATATTCCGTCCAACTGATTTAATGGCATGGGTAATATTGACGGGTACAATATAACATCATAACCCAACGTTTGAAACCGGACAATCTGCAATCCGGTTTCTTTCATATACGTTGTTATGTTTGCAACTTGCTTTCCGGTCTTTTCATACAATACCACTGATATAACATTGTTTAACCGTGTGTTTCTCATTATCTGAAACGGTAACAATCTATCAGCCGGGGCAAATAACGGGTAAATTGCGCCGTATGCGTAACTTTTTCTATGGTTCTGTTCATTTATTGACGTGTACCACGGCAATACGCTTATATTGTTATTCTGTATCATATTTCAACGTTGCTTTAATGTTTCGACTACACAAATTTACGCTTAATTTATCAACTTGACCGTTACCGATATACGTTTTTATTAGTTGCATCGGGTTTGGGTCGTCATTTGCCGGAAAACTAAGCGTTTGTTTCTTCTTTCTCTCAATACCGTATGCGTGAACCTCGGAACCGTTTATTGATACACTACGGGCGGGTAAATCATATAACCAATACGGGGATTGCAGATTGATAAACGCCAAATATCCGTTTTGCAAAATGTATTCGACCCCGTTAATAGTTTGGCGGGTAAATGGTAATATCCATTGCGACCCGGACGTTGGCGGAACGGCGGCAAACAAGGCGAACCCGTCCGAACTCATATTGCCGGGGTTTAACAACATCATATCAATATCGGACGTAAAGTTTGATATATTAATTTCCTCAACCTTTCCGGGCGTTACATACTTGCTTATTACTTGTATCGGCAACCCTTCAAATGCCGCCGTAACGTCGTCCTTCCATTCAAATTGGTAACGTTCCGGCAAATCGACCTTATCAAACGAATATTCCGACGTGTTGAACGCCCACGGTTTCCCGTTGCGCAAATTCAATTCCTTTGTCAAATCGTGGCTTAATATAGCCCCGCCGGAATAGGAACCGCCATTGCGGAAATATTGGATATGTTCGATTTTAAATTTGCCGTCCTCAATGAACCAATAACATTTAAAACAATCCCGTAACATATTGGTAAATTGTTGTAAGGTCGTCGGGGCTTTTTGTGCGGGTTGCTGATATTCCCCGTTTATAATATTGGTTTTCTGTGATACAAGCAAACGGAAATTCAACCTGGATATTGGGTTGTTACCGCTGTATAAAAATTGACTGTATTCCGCCGTGGCTGCGTGTGTTATACCCGGTGCAATCTGATTGAGCAAAACGGATATACAAGACGCAACCGGGAACGCATCCCGCAAAGTATATGCTTTTCGTGCTTTTTCCTCTAATAACCAATCCATCAAATAAAACCCAAACCACAACGACGCATAACGCCACGTTGACCGGGCGATTGGATAAAACGTTTGTCCGTATATGGAATAAGGCGGCGCAAAATACTTTCCGTTGTCCGCTAATCCCCACTCGGTCGGGGTATCTGAAAAGTTGTTTGAAATAAACGCCACGTCGATTGCGTAACCAATCGCACGCCTATAATTACGGTTATTATCAACTATATCATCGGCGGGCAATGGATATGTATTTAGGTCGTTGATTTTCTCCACGTCGCACAAATACCGGGCGTATATATTATAACTTTTCATATCGGCGTGCATTGTTCCGGTTGCCCCGGAACCCTCGGCGGCGGTTAAATCAAACTCCAACGTATCAAACGGGGACGTTGTAACCTTTTGATAACGGAACATTACCACGTCGTTCGAACGTCGGCGTATCTCAACCAATGTAAACCCAAACGGCACGCTGCCAACTTGTTGTTGTGAAATATAGATATAATAATTAACATTCAATTCCGGGTATAATTTCCCCTCGAATGCGTCCGCACTTGCACCCGTTGCCATTCGTCCGGTATAAAGCCCGGATATTACCGCCGGGGAACCGTTGGACGTAATTTGTATTTCTTTCAATATATTGCACAAAGCAAAATGATAGGTTTGTACTAATGCGTTTTGGTCGGTCGTGGCGTTTGCGTCTTGTTCCCAATTCGTACCGCCCAAAAAACAAGAAACAACACTATCCCCCGGAACGTATATTTGAATTAATGGACGCTTGTTTATCGTTATCCGTTGGATTGTCGGGGCTAACGTTATTAAATTGTATTCCTTTTCCAATCCCGCCAACACGTCGTTATAATCGTCGATTGCATCCGGTTGTACAACTACCTTTTTATCGTAATCGGTAAACGTGCAATCGGTTTTCATAAACTTACCTTGAAAGTATTGGAACCATGTACGCCCGCCGTCGTCGCTCTTTTCAATGCAATACAAAAATTCCGTATCGAATGATTGGCGGTTAATGTAGTCGTAATCGTCCCGAACAAAGGTAATTTTGCCGGATAACTTGGCACGATAAAACCGTTGGTTCGTTTCTAATTCGTATTCTTTTGCCAAATCGTCCTTATAAATCGGATGCACGGTTTGACCTTGTAAGACGTTCGGGGCGTCCAACGTCCCCAACTTCAACCATGCCGTCCCGTTGGCATATTGCGCTTTGCTTACATTAAACCGGATATATGCGGCGTTGCTCGGTATATCAAATTCCGTATTTGTGGCGTTCGGGTTGCTTCCCCAACCGCCGATAATCTTTTTATTGCTATCGTAAAATGCGCCCCCGGATTGCGTGGTGAAATTCTGAAACAATTTGCGGGGGTACACATTCCCAACCGGGACAAAAGTACGGGTATAATAGAACTTTGTACTATTCCCGTTTATGTCCCCGGTTGTGCGACTTATCGACCCGTTCGCTAAAAACGCATTTACAAATGAATGTCTATAAATCGGGTTCATATCAATTTTTAATTTTACGTGTCAAATTCTTGTAAACCTCAATAACATTGCCGTTGCCATCGACGTAACGACGGCGGCGGTTTTGTTCCTTAATCTCCCTTACATCGTCTTTTAAATCCCGCAAATCCGGTGCGTTATTTTGTTGAACCGTTACATTAATGCCGTCGGTATTGTAGGCATTAAGGTATTTTTGGGGAAATGTCCCCCGGTTCAAACTATTTATTACGTCCGGGATTAAACGACGGAAACGGCGGGAATTACGTTTATTGATAACGGCGAAAAATTCCCCGCCCTCGGCACGCCTCCGGGTTCCATCCGGTTTGGTTCCTAAATCCACGTCGTCCCCGGATTGGTGGGAACCGCCCGCCAACAATTCAACCGTACCGTCGCCGTATGTTTCCGTTCCTCCGGTTCCTCCGGTCTGTTTTGCCAATTGCGCCGCCTTGATTTTAGACGCTGCAAAACTCGCCCACATTACGGCAATTGCAGGTATTGCAAACGGGAAACCTAATTGCGACCATATCAACGCCGTTGCTGTTACCATGTTTCCGATTTGCTGCAATGTTTGTATTGCTGCCTGCTGTTTTTGCGCTTTCTGTTGTTCTTTCAACACTTTTTCTTGGTTTTTCTTTGCCAAATCCAACTCCTTTTGCGCTTGTACAACATTATTGGCGTACCCGTTTGCCCTTGCTTCCAATTCTGCATCCAACGCCGATTGTGCGGCGGAAACCTCTTTATCCGCTTGCTCAACGGCTGCATCTGCTGCGGCAACACGTGCCGCCGTGAATGTATTTAACGCATCCAATGCGTATTGCATAGACGTATTAATTGCCTCTTTTTGGTCGTCGTCCAAATTAAGCCCAAACAAACCGTAAATGTCTGTTCCTCGTTCCTCCCCTTTGGATTGCTCAATTTCTTGGTCTATTTTTTTAATAGTGTTTTGAATTGTTTGTACCTCAACATCAGACAATTTATTGGCGGCTTGCTGATTTAATTCTAAAACCTTTTGCAAACGTTCCTTTTCTGCTTGCAAACGGAATTGAGTTTTCCGGGCTTCTGAATTTCTCAACAAATCAAACTCCGATTGTGCCAACGCTTGTTGTTGGTCGAATATCTGTAATTGCGCTTGCAAATATTCGTCCGCAATTCCGGCTCCCTTTGCGTCAAAACTTGCATTAATCGCCCCGGCGTCTTGCTGTTGCCCGGTCGGTTTCTGTTGGTTCTGTAATAATGCGGTTTGTCTTTCGTTTTCCAACAACTGCATCCGCAATTGTCTTTCCTGCTCGCTTCCCTCTTTGACTGCTTGCAAACGTAATTCAATGCTTTCTTTCTGCAATGCCAATTCTTGCAACTGCCGTTCTTGCTCTATTTTCAACAACGCCTCTGTCTGCTGCTGTTCTAACGCCGTAATTGTTGCGTTTATCGCCTGCCGTCCGGTTTCGTTCAAATCCTTTTCGGTCTGTAATTGGTGTTGCAAATCCTCAATCTGTCGGGAATACTGATATTGCGTTTGCTGCCTACGCTTTGCCCATTCGTCGGTCTCCAACTGCAATTGTGCATCCTGCAGTTTCCGGGTTGCCTCCAAATTCTTTTTATAAGCCGCTTCAATTTGCTTTGCTTGTTGTTCTGCTGCCTTTTCCGCATCGCTTTTACCCCTTGGCGTTACGGTTGGGTTCTGTGTCGTTACGGGCTTATTGTCTGTTTGTGGCGTCGGGGTATCTCCAACAGAAACCGGGATTGTTAACGGTTTTATTTTCTTTTGCATACCCTCCAAACCCTCTTGGAAATTTTCTGTTATGTCTTTAACTTGGGCTTTAACCAAATTTCCGTACGCTGCTGCATAATCTGCCAATCCTTTTTTTACGTCGTCAAAATCTAACGTAAACGCCCCCTTTAATGCGGTTCCGGTTGCTTTGACTATATCAATAAAGAATCCAAACAAATTTCCCAACGTATCAAATGTTGTTTTGAATCCGGCAACAATCCCATTCCAAATTGCACGTATCAAAACACTTTCATTGTATAACTCAATCAAGTAATTGACAACATCAATAACCCCTTTTATTATCGCCGTCAATCCTTGGTTAACAAAAACTTTTGCCTGCGTTGTCAACGTTTCAAAATTTCCTCCGGTTGCGTCAAACAATCCGGATAATGCGTTTTGCAACTCAATTTGGCTTTGCAATTGTTCCTCCTGCAATTGCGCCAAAACTCCGGCTTTCCCTTTTACTTCATCCATGTTTGTTGAAATATCTTTCAACGTGCGCAAATACTGCAATCCGGCGTCCTCTCCGGGACCCCCGAATATATCTGCAATTGCAGCCCCGACCGTTGCCGCATTATCCGGCAATTCTGCCAATTTTGCGGAAACGTCTTGTATAACATCGAACGTTGTTTTGGTTCCGGTCTGCAAATCTTTTTGAACTTGTTCCGACGAAATACCGATACCGTCCAAAGCCGCCGCCGTCGCCGTCGTCATTTCACGCAAACGCAAATTTGCCTCCTTAATTGCGTCAACGCCTTTGTCTGAAAAGATACCCATTTTGTTTGTTTGGGTAACAATTGCAACAAATTGGTCTGCTGATATTCCCGCCTCTTTGAAATATGCCGGGTATTCTTTCAACGTGTCTAAAAATTCCCCGTTCGCATCGGCTCCGGACAAAAAACCATCCTTAACCAACTGCAATGCCTCATTTGCAGAAATACCAAATTGTTTTGATAATGCGTTTGTTGCAATCAATGTTTCCCGGAAATCTGCGTTGAATGAATCGGCGACGGCTTGCACCTCATTTCTAAACGCTTTCAAATCATCGCCACTTTTCCCGGTAAATTGTTGCGTCAATCTCGTTGCCTCAACTAACCCGGCGTTATAATCGTACCACCATTTAAACGCCGCACCCGCCGCCGCAATTCCGGCAATCGCCAAAAAAACCGGGTTTGAAAGTAATCCCAACAAAGTTTTTCCCAATGCTTTTGCCCCGTCGCCAATAGCTGTAAAAACGGCTTTACTTTCAGCCCCGCCACGTCCTAACGCCAAAAGACTTTCGCCAAATGCGCTATTTAAACCTAACGTTTCTTTTAATTTGTCGCCATACGCAATAATTGCGTCGGACGCCTCCGTATAATTTCCGACGTTCAATTGAAATTTCCCGGTTGCTTCCTGCAAACGTTTCATTTCTTCGTATATTTCTTTGGTTTGTGCAACCAATTTTCGCCCTTCCTCGGTGTTTTCCCGTTCGGCTTTAGTCATGTTGTTTAAATAAATCTTATTCAATGAATATTGCGCCGATAAACGGTTATAACTACCCTCGGCGGATTGATTTATTTTCACAATCAGTTTATTAATTTGGTTCGCTTCCTGCTGTGCCAATTTTAACTCGGCTAACTTTTTGGCGTTCTCGCTTTCTGCAAACGCCAAATCACGTTGCGCACGTGCCAAACGTTCCGCATCGTCTGCGGCTTTCTTGGTTGTGTTCCTGCCGTCCTCGGTTGCCCCGGAAACCTTTTGCAGAACGGCCGCCAACTGAATTGCTTCCGCCCTAATATTTTTCAACGCATTTGTATATGCGTCTGAAAGTTCATCCAATTGCTTTATCAAATCAGTAATCGAATTATCGGGGCTTACCAAATCAGAATATTTAATTGGGTTGTTGTTATCTGCCATATATCCGACTATTTGTTTTTGTTATTTTCGGGCAATTTTCCCTACAATCAATTTTCTTTTCTCAAATGTATAATTTATCGTCTGAAAAATAAAACGCCTTAAATCGCCTTATTTTGGCTTTTTCTGCTTGCTTTTTTCGCTTGCTCCTTAATGTATTCAAATGCGTTGTAATATTCCAAAACGGTAAACGATTTTGGGTTTACGTGCAAATGTTGGGACAACATCAAACACATATTTTCAAACTGCTTGTCGTATTGTATTTCCACGCTATCCGACCCGCTAAACGATTTGGGTTTTGTATAAGTCAACAACAACATCGTAATATGGTCTATTTCCGCCCGTTTGTCGCTTTCGTCCCCCTTTATTATCGCCTCCAACATTAACATCGTGCGTTGCTTCAATTGGTCGTAATACTCTTTAATCGTGGCGTCGTCGAATAGTTTTGGAAAATACAATTGCAATTCTTCATCTATTTTTTTTTTGACCGCTTCCAATTGGGCGGTCAACTCGGCGTTCGGCGCATCGGCGAATAAATCCAATACCTTTTGCAAACCGTCCACCGTCATATCGTTGTATTCGGTTCCGTCCACGGACTTAACCAAACAGGCAAACGCCAAATACTTTGGCGATATGGCGGATTGGACGAAATAAACGTTTTGCCGCAAATTATCCAATTCCTTTTCCGCCAAATCCGGCTTTTCCTTTCGGATAAACCGGATTGCCTTTTCAATATGCGCATCCCAATCGTTCAAATCCGACCCAACCCCGGCGTCGATAAGCAACATTTTGCTATATGCATGAAATCGCAAAATCGGCAATTCGTCGAAACTGTCGTACAACACAACCGCCCGTTCCCCTATCTTTGTCGTTTTCATAAGAGTATGCGGGTTATGACTGTTGAACAAAACGGAACCAATAACAATGCCGGGTTCCCGGTGCATATAGCAAACAGGACGGACAAAACGACCCCCGCCCACCATGATAAGCAAAAGCCGCAATTGAACATCTTAACAAAAAAGTCGTTGCCGTGAACTTGGACGTACTCAATAACGCCCCACTTTTTTAACAGGGTCAACAGGAACGCCGCCACGGTTGCCACGACCAAAGCCCAAATAATAAAAGTTACCATATCGTTAAATGTTACAAGGTTGATTAACTGACAATACACCCTCAAAGCGAAAACCGCCGAACGGGTGCATTAAAAATTGATTATCTATTTCGTCCAACGTAAACCCACGGTACACGTTTTCCGCCAACTCATAAATCCGGTTTATTACAATCGTCCCGTCTTTCAGCCAAAAACCGCCATTTAGGACGGTCAATATTTCGTTCTTCAATGCCTCGGTATTCCGGTTGTTGAGTTGACCGGGGTAAACCTTGCGCAAATCGAACCAAACAATAAGGGAAAACGGGGCTTTAATCTCGCTTTGCTCTTTGGGAACCCAACCGACCGTTTGCGGGTCGTCTATCCAAAAGAACGAAAAATTGCCAATATTGGCATCCGGGGAAACGTCGATATAATCATTGTCGCCTCTCCATTCCGTCCCGCCCGCATATACGTTCGGGGTATAATAGCGTTTGCCCTGTATCACTTTGGCGATACGTTGCGCCCGCCCAAATGCGACGTCCAACCAATCGACGTTATCCATTAACCCGGTTTGTATGTTCCCCAAAACCCGGTCGATTAAAACCGGGTTGGGAATTATAGGGGTTGTTCTCTTATTCGTTGCCATATAATACGTTTTTTGCTTTCTTCATTAAGTCCGGGAATATATATTGCCAAATCAACGCCGCAATATTTTCGTCCGTCAATCCCAATATTTGCCGCCCGTACTTTTTTATTAAGTCCTCCGTTTTGAAATCCGACGCTTTTATTTCAAACTGTTTGTCGCCGACTTCCAAAAAAAACGACGCTTCAAAATCCCCGGTATCCCGTAACGTTACCCGGTTTGTCGGTTGTCCCTTTTCCTCCTTTATGGCTATCGTCAACGGCGAATACGGGGCGTAATCCATAATATCCACGCCCAAACGGTTAATACCTTGTTCAAACAATTGTTCCTCGGCATTCATATCAACAATATAGGCGTCATTGTCCCAAATGATTTGTTGAATGTATGCGCCGGACGATAACCCGTTGTTGAACGTGGCAACCCGGTTGCGTAAATCCTGTATTGACTTTAACCCCGCCATAATCTTACGTTGTCCGGTATTTTACACCGTGGTTATTACAAGTAAGGCAAATACGGTCGATACCCTGCGTATCCAACCGCAACGCCTCGTATGCTTTTTTAAGGTCATAACCCAAACCGCCGGGGCGACCCTCAACGTTGCCGTCCAATTCGTAAAGAATTTCCAACCGGGTTGCGTTTACTTGGTTCCGGTTTACCTTAACATCGGGGTTCATTGCCAACGTGCGCAACATGATTGCGGCGACCTGTCGTTGGATAACCGTTTGGAAAATTTGCCTTTCCTTAATGATAAAATCCGTTAGGTCGCAACCAACGGTTATTTCGCAATTCAACCCGTAATTCTGCGTATTGGTGTACATCGTCAACGCAATATCCCACAACTCCGGGTATTCGTCGAATGTTTCCGGGGCGTTCATCATAAACGGGGATACCTGTAAATACTTGGTTATTTCCCGCCAACGCTCCAAATCAACGTAACCCGTACACGTCCCGCACGGCTCCCGGCTCCAATCCTTTGTCATGTTAATTGCCTGCATCCCGGCGGGCAAATCGTTTTGGTTGTAACAAAGGAACCACGACCCCCCGGCGTTGTTTCCGGTACTGATATACGGTAAATAACAATCTTTCAACGGGAACCATTGAAAACCGCCGTTTGTCTGCGTAAAATTCAAATCAAACGTCTTTATCGGGTCAATTTGGGACGAATGGAAAAGATACATACGGACAACCCCGGTTGCGCCCGTCATTTGCAACCCGATTTGTTCGATTTTCATTGTTACGCCCATAGAACGAACCGGGACAATTTCAAACCCGACTAATTTATGATTATTCGGCAACGTCGCCCGGATACGTCCCGCACCGTCAAAGAACGTGCGCCGTTCCAATAGGTTCTTTGTTTCCTTATCCAATCCCTTTATTTGCGTGAATGTTTGTACCATTTGCGCAATACCGTTACGGGTCAACCGCTCCAAATAATCGGAAATGAAATTGTACGGTTGCCAATATGGGTTGCCGTAATCGTCGTTGTAATCGTCGTTAAAATCGCTTTCGGTCGGTTCCTCGTTTTGGTTGTCCCGTGCGGCAATCCAAACTTTGTTGTTGTGGCGAACCTTTGCCCCGGCTTTGTATTCCGGTACCATATTCCAAACCGGATATTGAAAAACGAAATCATCCGGGACGATTGCCCGGACATTATCCAAAGTCACAAGGGGATGCGCACCTTGAAACGTCAAACCGCTTTCCGTCTGCGTTAAATTGTCGTCTATCGCCTTTGCCGGGTCGTATGATTGTTCCCACCCGACGACGTGCAATAATGCGTCCTGTATTTCTTGTAATCTGTACATCTGCGTTTGAAATAAATAAGGGGAGCGGGGATAACCACCCCCGTCCCCTCGGTTTAACAATTCGTTATGCTCCGGCGTTATTCGCCCCCAGCACCTCCGGCGGGAAATTCCGCTGCATTGGTTACATATACGGGCATTCCCAACGGCTCGTTCGGATTGCGGGCGGCAATCTCGGCTTTGATAATCGGGTTTGCCACGGCATTCGGGTTGCTGTTGTAAGCAACCATATACGCCACGTCAACGGAAAATCCGAAATACTCCTTAACGGCGCACGTCAAATCGGCGGTTGCGTCGCCCATAATTGCGGACTGGTCGCCAACGGCGGTGTAATAGTGCGAACCAACGGGCAAATCAATGTACGGCAAACGTACAACGTCCCATTCGTGGAAATTCGCACGGGTGCGGCGCAATGCCTCACGGTCAACACGTGTAAGGATACCAACATTACCGTCAGCAACGGCAAACATGGTTCCCATTTTGCCCGCTTCGTCGGTTACGTTGTTCGTGTAGTGTAAAACCTTGTTGTCGTACTCCATACGCTTGTTTACGTCGTTGTAAACGCCATGTTGCGCAAGTTTACGGATAAGGCTATCAACCCCGGCGTTGGCGATAATGTGGATATATTCCGGGTAACAGTTAGCCCGCATAATCGGGTTAATATCGCCCAAAATCTCGGTCGCCATTTGGGTTGGAACCTGTACCACGTTGCCCGTCTTCGTGTAGTTAAGCAACGTTTTGAACATCTGTGTTTTGTTTGCCTCCAATGCGGCAACGGCTCCGACGTCCAATTTGTCCGCCAAAGCCCGGCACGTCTTTTCCATTTTGCGCAAAAAGTCGTGTTCGTAGGAAATTTCGTTGTTCATGTAGGCGGCGGGAACCATTGTAAAGCCAATGGCATAAGTCGCCCAAACAACCGTTACCAATGCGGACGTATTTTTATCGTCAGCGATAACGCACGAACGGACATTGCTAACCTGTACATCGCCGTCGTAATCGATAACGGGTACTTGTACCGTGTTACCAATGGACGCAAACGCACGGTCACGCAAATCGGGGTTAATGATTGAGGACGGGGCGTTGGTTTGCTCAATGAAAAAATCCAATGCGCCATACTCACACGGGCGGGTCATATTACGGTCTAATTCCGGGTTTTCAATCCGCCAATTTTGCAATCTTGTTGCTACTAATGACATAATGTTAAAAATTTAATTGTTATTAAATGCGGGTTTACCCTTTACCCGTGATTGTTTACTTTTCCGGCAATGCGGCAATATTGTTGTCCTGCCATGCCTGTTTCATTGCGGCGTCGAACTTTTCGGAACCCGCCGTTAAACCCTGCGCCATAAGGTTTGCGGCGATTGCTTCGTAAGCCTCGACACGGTTTTTTGCGCCCGTTATGTCAATGGTTGTTCCGCCACCACCGCCGAAACCGCCCGCCGGGGGAACCGTTCCGCCGCCTCCGGCTTGGCGTCCCTTATCCAAAATACCCATTGTTTCCAATTCCTTTGCCAACAGGTCGCCGGGGGTGTACGGGTTCAACTGATTGTTCGGGTTACGCATAATTGCGCCGCTTTCGTCCTTAAAAGCAAGGATTTTACCGCCTTTTCCGTCGTCGATATATTCGGGGTTCATACCCTTAATTTTGTCGATTGCTTGCGCTAACAAAACCTTTGTTGCGCTTTCGGGCAATCCCGGTTTGAATTTCAACCCGGCGGTTGCGGTCTGCAATGCACCCTCGATACGAACGCCGAACAACTCCGTTTGGAAATTCTTTTCGGCTTCATCGTACTTGCTTTTGAGGTCGTTAAACTGCGTTGTTACCGCCGTTAAATCGGCTTTCGCCTGTTTCAACGCCTTTGCCGTTTCCGCATCGGTCGCACCGTCGGCAATTGCCTTTTCCAAACGTGCCTTTTCTTTCGTCAGACTGTCGATTTGGGTTTGCAATGCGCTTGCGCTTTCCGCTTTGGTTTTGAACTCGGCGACCACACGTTTTGCGTAATCAAACGTCTTTTCGGTTCCGTTCTTTGCGATACCGGACGCCGCCAAAATATCGGCATCCAATCCGCCGTAAATTTCGCCCGTCTTTTTGGCGATAACGCTATTTTCGTCGTTGGCGGACAATGTTGTAATTGCCGAAATTTGTTCGTCCGTCAAACCGGACAAAGCCGCATTTGCAATTAATATTTCTCTCGTTAACATAATATTCTTACCCTTTGAATTAATTAAGTGCGATTGCTGCTACTTCTCCGCTGTTTGCGTTAATAATATCAATTGTGTATTTTGGGGAATCCCCGTTTGTGTCAACCAACCAACTAACAACACGTGCATGGCTGATTTTCTTTTCAACCTCTTTTGTTACCAAAATGACGTCGGTAATTGTTCCGCCCTCAATACATTCAATCAACTTTTTCTTTGTGTCGTCATCCAATGCGGCGGCGGTTGTTGATACTTCAATAACCAAATTGTCCTGCTGTGCAATCTGTGCCATAATCGTATTTTTTAATTGTTTAATACTCTGTTACTTTTTCGCTCCGGGTTTGTCCTCGGCTTCTGCCTTTGCCTTTGCATCGGCTTTGGTTTCTTTGGCGGGTTCCGCCGGGATAACTCCCGCCGCTTTCAATTCCGCCAAAATTTCAGCCTTTAACGCCGCTTTTTCCTCGGCTTTGGCTTTCGCCTCGGCTTCTGCCTTTGCCTTTGCATCGGCGGCGGCTTTTTCCTCGGCGGCTTTCTGCTGTGCGGCGGTTCGTGCCGCTTTTTCCTCGGCTTGCGCCTTGACGTACTCGTTGGGGTCGTGCAATACGGTAATCGTGTAACCCTGTTTTTTCAGTGCGTCCAAAATGCCGTTTTCAAAGGACTTTTTGCCGAATTTTTGGATACGGGGAACGGATAAGCGTTTGCCCGTTTCGCTGTCAAACTTGCGCACCTCTATAATGCAATGATACAAATGTTGTTCGTTGCTCGGTACAATGTAGTTTTCGGGGGTGACGTCGGTAATTGCGACGTCCTTTGTTTTACCCTCAGTTGCTGTTTTTACGTGCATACTCGTTAAATTTACTTGTTATTACTGAAATCTTTTGGTCGAATGGTATTTGCGTTCCAAACTCCAAAATGTTTGTATTCTCCCGTTCAAACCTGCGGACAAAGTTAGCGAAATTCAACTTTATCCGCAATTCATTCTCCGGGATTAAGTTACGCCCGTACAAATCCAATACCTCGTTCCGGGTCAAATGGCGGTACGGCTCCAATTCTGCCAATATCAACATACGTTGCAATTGGGTTGGGTTGTTCCGGTACTCCGTTTCGATAATCTGATTTTGTAGGGCGTCCAATTCTGCCTCACTTGCGCCGCTTTCCTTGGCCAACTTGTAACGGTTCCGCAACTCGCTTGCGTCGTACAAATAGAACTCCGTGCCGTAATTGACTTTTGCAGACACGAACATATTGCCGTATCGTAAGCGGCAAACGGTTTCATCGACGAACTGTTGGGCGGCTTCAAAGCCTTTTTTCACTCGGTTTAATACCGTGCTTTGGCTCTCAAATGCGGCTTTAACCTGTTGTTCGTTGAATGCCTCCCGTTGGGTTACTTCCTCGTTTTGTCCGACGACGGCGGTAATAATGTTTTCCCGCAATCGCTTTTCTTCCTCAACGTTATAATCCAAACTTGTACGGTCAACGGTCAACATTTGCACCGGGTTCCGCAAATCGGGTTGTTTGTCCCCGTCCGGTATCGGTATTTCAACAAAGGAACCCGCCCCGGTAATCCGTTTGTCGCCGCACTTTGGGCAACGCATCAATAACCCGGCTTGGTCTAACCTGTAATACCCTTGTTTGTCTTTCAAAAATCCACCGTCGCAATAATCGCCGTTTTCGGCGTTTGTAAAGTCGCACGATTGTTCGTAACCGGAATATATCGGGTACGCCCCGTACATATCCAAATGCCGCTTCGATATATGGAAAAACAAAAACCAATCCAACGCCTCCAATTCTTTTGTTAGCGGGGATTGTTTAACGTCCGGTTCTCGCAAATTCATTGGTTCATTCCAAAAGAAACGGGCGGGGCAATAGCGCAAATCGTGTGGGTTATCAACCAATAATTCGCCTATGTTGCCGCCGTCGTCCTCTGCAAATACTCGGTATCGTTCATCGTCAATAACTGCAATACGTTTATCGGGTTGGCGGAAAATTATCCAATCCATAACCCCGGTTGTCCGGTTTGCTTCAAAGGTTATAACGCTTTCGATAGGTAGCCAATAAAAATACGGGGTCGGGTATCGGTCGGCGGGGTTTTGCTCGGCGGGCAAATCAACTATTAAGACGCTGTTTATTTCCGTCTTGAAAAACTCCCAACCTTTCGTACTCCACACTTCCGGCTCTTTCAATACATCTTGGCGGTAATATTCCCAATCGTCCCGTTGTTCCGTGTTCTGAAATTGATAGTTGAACGCCGGGTTACGACCGTCAAAAATACGGCTTAACTTGTCAAAACAAATGCCCGTTACCTCGTTGGTGCGAACGGGGTAACGGAACAATGTTTTGAAGATTTTGAATTTATCGTGCGGGATAAGATTTTGAACCCATGCCAAAAAATCGGTCGTGGGTAAACACATTAAGGGCGTTACGTTGGTTTGGGCGTGAAATTTAATGCGGTTTTGGTGTATGACCGCTTTATTTATCGTCGCCTTTTTCCTCGGTTCCGTTATTTCCTTTCTTATGCGTTTTATATCTAATCCCATTTTCTTTGCTAAATTCAAAAGGTGTTTTTTCGGGCAACTGCCAACCGCCATTGTTAGGCATCCGCAACAGGCGTTCGGCGTGGTTAATCTCAAATTCTTCGGTCGTGTTAAGGGTCGGACACTCCAACACGACCTTTGTAACTTTCGCCGTCATTACTTTTATGCGGGCTTCAAATCCGTAAGCGGGTTAAACGCCGGGGCAACAATCGCCAAATCGTCCGACCAATTCGGCAAAAACGACCATTGTATTGCGTTGCTGTCCGGGGCTTCCAATCCGCCCAACGTCTTATCGCCGATAAACAACGAACGTATCGGTATCGGGTAATATGTACCGTCGGTATCCCCCTTGATTGCGCCGATTGCGCCGTTTTCATCGAAAATGAAGATACCCAAATTGTCGCCCCAACTTTCGCATTGCATTTCCTTTAATGCCTTGATAACCTCCTGCGGGGCTTTGCGGATAACTCCGGTAAACGGGGTTGGTTCACGTCCAATAATTTCTTCGACGCCTCCCAACGTTTCGTTACCGCCTCCAAAGGTGCGGGCGGCTCCCGCCTCGGCGGTCGGGGCTTGGATATACGGCGAAACTACTACTTTCGTGCTATTCGTCGCCGATAACAGGGGCGTCCACGACGCTAACGCCGTAATCGCTTTTTCACTCGTAAAACTGTTTTTGCTTCCGTCGTCTTTCGAAAGACGTTGAAAAGCCACTTTCTGAACCTGTCCGAAACTCTCCGAACACGTAATTGCGGGTACATCGGGCAACGACGACGACGCTGGACATTTACAAATCATACTTCTTTGTTTTTAACGTTAAAAATATTGTTACTTTCTCCGGGGCTGTCCCTTTGCCCCCTTGTTTCGGTTACAAAATTATAAACTTTTTCCCGGATAATCTTGTATATCTCAAAAATATTGCTAATTGCGTCGTCTTACGCCTCGGTTTGCGTGTGCGTATGGCTGTATATTGCCGTCCGCAATCTCCTTTTCATATATCCCGGTCAACCCGTCCTCCGGGTCGTCGTGCGTGTTGGCTCCGAAATTGCGCAAAAATCCGGTTACATGGTCGTAAACGGCTTTGTACCGGGTTTCCCAACCGAACGGCATAATTATATGTTGATTAACCATTGCGGACGCTGTTATTATCCGGCTTTCCTTGTTGCCCCCTTGATAAAACGGGTCGGTAATCGCCCGGACTTTCTTTTTGATAACCTTTTCGTAACCCGCACCACCGTTGTTGCTCTCAACCCACGCTTTTTGCGTCCCGTTCCGGTTAATCATCGCCGGGACGGTTACGGTTGTAACGTCCGTATTTTCGTCCGTCATTTCCATATCTGTAATAAGGGCAAACAATATCGGCTCCATGCGCTTTGTTTTCTCGTTGAAAAACAGATTGTCGGACTTATACACGTCATACGTTGCGGCAAACAACAGGTCGTCGCCCTCGTCGGCAACGTCAATGTATGCGCCGGAACGAATGTACGTGCCGTAATCGGATTTTTCGACCCACGTTTTGAAAGGTTGGTACAATCGACCCTCGGCGGAACCGGGGTTGCCTTGATACAGGCATTGAAATTGCACCGGGTCTAATGCCTTTTGCGCTTCCAACTTTTGCTTACTGTGTCGGCTTTCCCATAATGCCGCCCCCGGTTCCCGTGGGTCTATCTCGGTCGGTTCCCCGGTTTTCAGCCCCTCAAAGTTTATGCGTACCCACGCCCCCGGCGTTACGTTCTCCAAATCCGCCCAACACTTAACATCAACAATCGTTTCGCCGCTCTTTTCAATGCGTCCTATCAAATCGTCGTCGTGCCAACGGGTAAAAACAATTAATTCTTGGGAATCATTATGCAAACGGGTACGTACAACGGTCGTGTACCATTTCCACGCCGCATTACGTACAATCGGGCTGTTACCCTCGGCATAATCTTTATAAACGTCGTCCAATATCGAAACATCAACCGTTTTTGACGTCAACGAACCGCCACGACCGACAACACGCAACGAACCCTTATGCCCAACCATTTCTATGACGTCAGAATTTCGTAAATACGTATTAGCCATTGTTACGACGTTGGAACCGTTCAAATACGTTTCCGGGAACAATTCCCGGTATCTTGGGGTATCAATTATTCTTTGTACGTCCCGGTTAAAATCTCTCGCAATGGTTGCCGCATACGACCCGATACAAATCTTTTTGTCCGGGTCTAAACCTAACATAAAAGCGGGTAACTTTCGGCTTGAACCCTCGCTTTTCCCATGTTGTGGCGGCATTTGCACAATCATTTTTCGCATTTTGCCGTGTGCAAACATATCCAAAAGCGTATAATAAACCACGTGGAAAGGCTCTAATACTAAATCCGGTTGCATATACCGGGCAAAGTTGATAAGGCGTTTACGGGCGGCGGCTTTAACAAGCAAATCCGGTTGTTGCCGGATTGCGTCGTACATCTGCAATAATTGTTCGTTGTTCATTGCTTTGCTCCTTTCTCCCATTTAGAACACGCCCGGCGACCTCGGACAATGTAAAATTCGTAATGCGGGCAACGTAAACAAATCGGGTTCCCGTTTAAATCCCGGTGTCTATGGTCGTCCGTTATCCATTCGGAAAAACGGCACGTATCGCAAATCTCGGTTTGCCATTCCGGTTGCTTGGTTCCCGGACGGGGTGCGGTTATTCTCTTTGCCATTATTGCGCCCCTCCTTTCTCCAACAATGCCTTTTGATATTCGGCGGACTGCAATTTATCAGCCAAAGCAAACAACATATCGTCCGGGATTGCCTTAACATCGTACTTTGGTTTATCGTCGTCGGTCGTGGCGTTATATCCGGGTATCTCAATTTTAACGGGTGCATCAAACCCTAACATCTTTGCCCTGCGTTGCTGAATGTTCAAAAGCATATCCAAAAACCGGGGGTTCCCGGCGGACGTTTCGGTTGCGATTTCATTGCACCCGTAATATTCCGGGTCGCCGTCCTCGGCATCGGTTTTGATTGGTCGCCCTTTGTTGATTTTCTCTTTGGTGCGCATCTTTCCGGTTTTCGACGCCTCCCACGCCTCCCATGCTTGTTGCTCCATCTTATCCAATTTGCGCAATTCTTGTGTAACGTATTCGTCGATATTATCCAACCGTTCCCGTTTCCACTCAATAAGGCATTGTTGCAAATCGTAATAAACCATTTGAAAGGTTATTGTATAACCCATTCCACGCGCGGACAAATCCCGGTTCAATGCGTCCGCAATTTCCCGGTACGAATACCCACGCAAAAACAAATCGGAACAAAACCGAATGTCGTAAATTCGTTGTTCCTCGGAACGTTTATTATAGCCTAATGGCCTCTTTCTCTTTTTCATAGTCAAATCTCCTTTGCCGTCAAATCGTACTCCCATACATAGCCGCCCGCCGTTTTATATACTCCTTTACAACATCGGGTAATCGTTATATTTTTTATTCCCGTTTTTCTTTCCGCTTCCATTTTGCGCCCAACTCAAACGTATTGAGGTATCGGACGCCGTAACCTCAATTTCTTGTTTTGTTATGTCCTCAATCATTGCGCACATATCGCAATCAAAGGGGCTTAATACTTGCTTATTCATTGCTATTTTTTTTAATTGTTCTTACTGCGTTACTCTTTGGATATGCCAACCGCCAAAAAATCGTTTTTCGGTCGGTGCGGCTGTATTTATCACATTTCAGATTTGCCCCGGTGCAAATATCTTTTCCAATCTTACAACGAACGCAACGTTGACAAAATAATGCTCCGGGGCTATCCGCCAACCGTTGTGCGGCGGGCGTCCATAATGTAGCAATTAAAACCGCACCGTTGACAATTGCCCGTTCGCCGGGCTTATACTCTCTTTCCCGGTCGAACGGTTCGGGTTGCTTTACTCTCATTCTTTGCCCGCTTCGTTTGCATAGTCAAACAATGCGTCCAAATCTTCCTTTGCGCCTTTTACGCAAATTCGTACCCTATCGCCGCCCGCTAATGCGGTTTCGACAATCTCGCAATTATACCGGGGGGCGTTTATCTGTATCATTGCCGCCGTGGTATTCGTTACAAACTCGTTTCTTTCTTCCATTCTCTCGGTTTTTTGTAGTAAATAAAATGTTTTCGTTGGTTCGTCCTCGCTTTGACACGCCCCCAACAAAAGCGTTGCCAAAGATAACAATAAAATCTTTGCTTTCATCGTTTTACCTTTCTTTTAATCCATATAAACCGTATGCCAATGCCGAAAAACAATATTTTCGCCTCAATATCAACATAACGGTCGTAACCGTTGACCGCATCCACAGACACGCCGGGAATAATAAACCAACTCTTATATTTCCAATATTCCAGGACGTAAACAGATACGCCAACCCGTCCGATATGAAACCCAATTTGCGCCGTATGTACGTCGCCATTGTTGCGGATAATTCCAACCTGTTTTTTACTCATATCTCCAAATATATTTTTTATAATGTTTTAAACGTCCCTTACAGCAACTAATAATATTTCCATGATTAAAACCGCATCTTTGCGCATCATGTATGCAATCCCATTTCTTTATAAAATTACCCTCTAAATCATATTGATAAACGGGTTTTGCATTGTGATTATCTTTTCCGGTTTTCTTAAACCATGTATTTACTTTCTTCATGGTTTCACGTTTATTATTAATTGCTTTTTGATAATTCAAATTTTGCTTTCTCGTACACCAACGTAAATTAGTTGCATCGTTATTGGCTCGGTTGCCGTCGATATGGTCTATTTCCGGCAAATTGTCCGGGTTCGGAATAAAAGCCGCCGCAACTAATCTATGAACGAAATATGTTTTGTTTTTACCATTATCTGATAGTATTACCCGCATATCTCCGTTTTTACTAATAGATTGCTTTCGTATCGCACTTTTACCCGTTCCCCGATAATTTACAGACTTTATATTACCTTTGTCTGAAACTTCATAATTAGCGTTTATAAACTTCCAATTTTCCATCTTTTTTTTTGCAAAGATAATATTAAACCATAATACTACAAACTAATACGTTTCTTTTATTTTATTGTATGCCTCTTTATCCAATACCATAACTTTAGGATATTCGACAATACAACCTTTTGTATATACGAGATTATAGATACCCAATTGCCCCTTAACCGGAAATTCAATAACCCGGCGGGGGTTGCGCATCAACCACCCGTACCCCTTTGTTATTTTCGCCCTCTTTTCCTTTGGAATCCGGGTGTTTTCCCAATCCTCCGGCGTAAACTCTTTTATCGGCTTTACGTCGTACAACTCAACCAATCCCAAAGTAACGCCGCTTTCCATTCCCGGATAAACCGGGGACGCTGCGGAACATATCAGCACGTCGCCACGGTATGACGTGTTTTTGCTCCGAACTTCAATTGTCTTTTTCCCGTAAACAATACCGTTTTCGTCCTTGTACGCCTCCGTTACCAAATCATTTGCGTATGGCTGTTTTACGGTCAACGCACGCCAACGGTCGTGCTTTTCCGGGTTGTAATCCTTATTGCTGTACTGCATATTTACTTTTTATTTTCGGGTTCCTCGGTTTCGTCGGGTTCCGGGTAATGGATAAATCCAATTTGCCGGACGTTTTGGATTGGCTCGTAAATGATAACGACAAATCGCCGTCCGTCCTTACTCCGACCAATCGGCAATCGGCTGGAACCTCAACCCGTATTTCACTTTTCATTTTTAAACAAATCCCAATTAACAGGGACACAATACCCCGGCAATTCTCCCCGGTCAATCCCCAACGGATTAACAATACTATCTTTCCAATAGATACGGGGTTGTTGCGGGCTGGCGTCCCAATGTTCCGTAATCGTGTCGTAAATCAATCGTATTTCCCGTTTCGGATATTTGCCGCCGCTCTGCAACCCGATTTTATACAGGTCAACGAACGGATACGACAATTTGATTATCCCAATTGCCCGGTCGTACATCCCCGGCGGGATTGGCTCCACGCTCGCAAAGGTGCGGAACCCGTGGCGTTTTGCCCGTGCCAACACATTAACCCGCATCGTATTCGGGTCGGCGTTCGGCTCCAATTCGTCGCAACCTGTCAACGTTGCGCCCAAAGCGATACGGGACACGTCCCAACCCTCGGACGCCTCGGCAAAATCAATGAAGCGGTTCAACCCCTCGGCGCATTTGCTCAATATCTTAACCGGGACGCCGTGGCGTTGGCATACGCCGACCGCTTGACGGGTCAACCGTTCCGTTTCCGGCAACAACGGGTCGGTCGTGAACGAAAAGAATAACCCCGTTTTCTGCAATTCCTCCTTATGCGCCAACAATTCGTTTTTGAAAATATCCAAAGCGTATGGATATTCCCGCAACGTCTTTTTCAACTCCGGGCGACTGCCTCCCAATACCTTTGCGCCACGACCTTTGTGCAAATAACAGTAAGTACAACCGTTGGAACAACCGACAAAGAAATTGGCGGCGTTCTCGGCGTATTCCCCGGCTTTACCTTTTGGGCTGTAAATAACCCGTCCGTTTATCGTTCCCATATCGCCCACGGCTTAAAATGGTAAATCGTCGTTTCCGTCGGGTGCATCCGGCACGGGCGGCGGCGGTACTTGCGCCCCGGCTCCGGTCGCTTTCGGGGTCAACATTTCCATATCGGTTGCGACAATCTCGGTAATATACCGTTTCACGCCTTGCGCATCGTCATAACTCCGGGTTCTTAATTCCCCCTCAATATAGAGTTTATCGCCCTTTTTAACGTACTGATTGGCGACCTTTGCCAACCCGTTTTGCAATACAATGTTGTGCCACTCGGTACGCTCCGGGATTTGTCGCCCGTCCTTTGTGGTATAACCCCGTTTTGTAGTCGCCAACGAAAAGGTCGCCACGCAACCCCCGTTGTCGAACTCCTTAAAATCCGGGGATTTCCCGGTATGTCCCATCAAAATAACCTTGTTTACACTCATACAAAAAACGCTTTAATTATCCAAACAATGATACTATACAACGCCCACATATAAGACGCAACCGTCAACGTCACGAACGTGTATAACGCAATTTTAAATCCGGTTTTTGATTTTATTTTCATGTCACTTGAATTTTATGCAATCCAACAAATATTGTTTCTTATTGTCCGACCATCCGGCGGCATGGTTTATCGCTTTTCGGTCGTCGTCGTGTACGAACTCACAAACCCAACCGCCGACGCTTGATTTTTGAACTAATCGAACCAATTTACCAACAATGAAAGAACGCAATTTGTAATAACCTGAATTTTCGCCAACAAACAAAACCCGTCTTTCTGCATTTATTTCGGGCGGATTTTCGATTTGCGGGCGTTTCTCCCTTCCCGGGTATGTTTGTACCCGTCTGAAATCATTTTTGATTGAACGGCGGGAAATTGCCCCAAAATCGGGCTGTCTTTGTTTTGTTCTCATTCTGCTTTTGCTTCAATTTCAAAAATAAATACTTTTTTTTCTTCAAATCTTTCAATGCTAACAACAAATATATCTCCTATTACTTTAGACAATTCTTTTTTGTCTTTTGCAATACTTTCATCCCCGTTCATATCAACAATGAATCCGTTTGTGCAAGTTCTTACAGTTATTTTTGATTTGCTCATATTTTCAAACTTCTATATTCATTTTTAAGTAACTCAATAATCCGGACGTTTCCCGGATATATTCGCATTTTACTTTTATCTCCGTTTTCCCATTGGCTATGGTGTTCAAAGCAAAGTATATTTATATTCCTTGCATCGTGCGCCGCCTCCGGGTATGCCCCACGGGTCAATATATGCGAACAATATACGGCGGAATAGTTGTGCAATGGCTTCAAACATTCTTCGCATTGGTGCGGCTTATGCTCCCAAATCCACCTAAAAAACCGTTCGTTTGCCTGTGGGATATTCCCACGACCGAAAACGCAATGTCCGAACAATTCCCGTTGTATTTCGACCCGCAAACGAATATCCATTGTAAACCGCTTGTAATCCAATAGGGGACAAAACCCCCTATCGGTTACAAATTGGTATTCTTCCCGGTCTGTTAGCAATATCGGCTCCATTGCTTACATATCCGCCGTTTCGTCCTCCGGGTCGTCCTCGTTAGCCGGGTCGCCGACCTCCGGGAACAATCCGCCCTCCTTTTCCGGTTCTGCGACCATACCCCTG